CAATTATTTACAGAAGACTCAAGTAATCCTTTATTAAAAGATCATTCTTTAAAAGGTTCCTTACTTGGATTTAGATCATTTTCGATAACAGGTGATGTCAGAATAATTTACAAAAAGGAAGGTGAAACTGTCAATCTTTTTGACATTGGTAGCCATAATCAAGTCTATAAATAATCTCAATTTTCTTTTATCAATAAAAGATATAAGAATGCACCTGCAAGCAACCCAAACCCCAAAAACTCCAAATATTGCGGCCAATAAAGAATAGTAATTGATGATTGACCGCTTATTTGCCATCCATTCGCCCAATTATTGATTAAAACATGATTAAAAACTATACATCAACCGTACCAATAGAAAGATCAATTAGCCATATAGAATCTAAACTAGTCGCTCACGGTGCTAAAGATATTATGAAAAGATACGATTCTGTGGGCATACTCGAAAGTATCTGTTTCATTATCTTTGTCTCTGGTAGTAATCTTTCGTTTAAATTACCAGCCAAGATAGACGCCTGTTGCGAAATATTAAAATCAAAAATCAAAAGACCCAGAGATGGTACTTACGAAAAAGTCGAGAAACAAGCGGAAAGAACAGCATGGAAATTGGTATCTGACTGGGTAGATATTCAAATATCAATGATTGAATTGGAACAAGCCGAATTTTTAGAAGTATTTCTACCCTATGCCTATAATCCACAAAAACAACAAACATTTTACGAACAGATACGGGAATCAAAATTTTTGGCATTGACAAAATGAAAGATATTTATGAATGGGGACTTATTCCTAGCCATAGAGTCGGGTTATTACATAGATGGACTGTTGGTAGTGGAAAAACATTTCTTCATACTTTGGTATGGGTTTCGTCTTGCGGATTACACTATTGTAATGAACATAATCGTCCAGAGCCTGGTTTTACAACTGAAGGAATAAAATGTGAAAAATGTCGAAAAGAGCAAAAAAGAGTTAATAAGATTTTAAACATTAACAAAATAAAAAAGACAATAAATGGGAATGATTAAAAAAATAAACTTTCATAAAATCTTTGGAAGCGTAGTCCGTACAATTTTTATCTTTTCTGTCTTCACATTACTTTTTATAATATTTCATCACACAATAAAGATTAAAAAATTAGAAAAAGACATAACAGTTTTAAAAGAAGAAATGTCTAATATCTGTGATGCCGGAATGAAAACTGTTGAAGGATTAATGAATAATCAGGACGGACTTATCGAAGCATTTAATGAAATTCAGAAATTAAAACAGACACAAAAGGGAATGATATACCACTGATGCTATTAATAAAACAAATACTTGTTACCGTTTCGATTCTTTCGTATTCTGGAATAATATATTCTGAAACGAACGACAATAAACGTGTTAGAGTTCTAATGGCTTTGATTCCATTAATTGTTTTGCCTGTTATTTGGTTTTTATAAACAAGATGGAATTTGATAAATACTTACAATCCCAAGCCGTAATTCATTGGAATAACATAGTAAAAAAGTTAAGAGAAGAAGCGAGAAAATTAAAAGAACAAGAAATGAAACGATTAAGATTGTTGCAAGAAACTACTGATTTTATAAATGAATGCAATAGAGATTTAGACAATATCGAAAGAATATTTTTCGTAGAAAGGGAAAACTAAACAATGACAACAGACAATATAAATCATCCGCCACATTACAAATCAAACGGTATGGAAGCTATTGACGTGATAGAGGCGTTTGGTCTTGGATTTCATCTTGGTAATGCCATGAAATACATTCTTAGAGCTGGCAGAAAAACAGAAGACGATACGGAAGATACAAAAAAGGCTATTTGGTATTTAAATCGTTATTTAGGAGAAAAACAGTGAAAATAATTAAACCGTCAATTGAAATTTTAGACGTATTAGACCAAACCACTATTTTGAAAAGATTGGAATTAGTTGGAAGGACTTGCTATAAATCAGAAGATAAAATAACCGATAATTCTTGTGTTGAGTTTATCAGAAAGATTATTAAGTCTGGACACCATTCCATAATTGAACATTACGATATTTCGGTTAGAGTAATATGTGATAGGGGCGTTACCCACGAAATAGTTAGACATAGAATAGCCAGCTATGCTCAGGAATCTACACGATATTGTATATCGGGAGACATGGGTTTATCTTTTAAAAATCCTCATCAAAAATTTACTGTGAGCCAACTTTATAACAATCGAATTAACTCAAAAAATAATTCGTGGAAAAGAATGTTTATTAAACAACTTAACGAAGACACCGGATATATCACTTTTGACAAAATAAAAAATATTGTTTATACAGGATTTAAAGAGGTAGTAAAAATTACTACTTCTCTTGGGTATTCTCTTATTGTTACGCCAGATCATAGAATAAAAACCAGTTATGGATATGCAAGGGCAGACAGTTTAGCGGGAAGGGAGATAGCTGTAAATGGAATTGGAATTTGTACAACAAAACATGCCTACCAAGATAAAGATTGGCTTAAATATCACTATATTGTGTTAAACAAAACAGCAGTACAAATTGCCAATGATTTAAAAGCTAGTACCTCTGCCGTTAAGAAATGGATAAGATTGCATGGCTTTGCGAATACTAAACCAAAAAGCTATTGGAATAAGGGAAGAAAACCCTGGAATAAAGGACTTACCGAAAGCAATGATATAAGAATCAAAAAACAAGGAGATGCCCTACGAAAATTCGGATATAGAAAAGGAGAAAAAAAAAGACAGAAAACAATATCTATAAGAACTTATCATAAAACCGTAAAAGATAAATGTGTTTTGTGTGGAGGTTGTTTATCCCTTCATGTTCACCACAAAAACAGCAACAGGATGGATAATTGTACTGACAATTTGATAACCTTATGCCCCTCTTGTCATGGGGGTGTCCATAATAAAAATCTATCATTTGTATATTTTGATAAAGTAGTATCCATAGAAAAATTGCCTAATACTATTCCTGTTTATGATATTGAGATGGGAGGGCAATATCATAATTTTGTAGCAAACGGTGTGGTTGTGCATAACTGTAATTATGCAAGCGGTAAATTTGGAAATGAAATCACTGTTATTGAACCTTGTTTTTGGAATATAGATAACGATGAAAAGATGTTAGTATGGGAATTAGTCATAAAAGCCTCAGAAGCCGCATATCTCAAACTTATAGAACTTGGAGCAACTCCACAAGAAGCGAGGAGTGTGCTTCCAAATTCTTTGAAAACAGAAATAATTGTTAAATTCAATCTTCGAGAATGGAGACATTTCTTAACTTTGAGAACTTCTAGGGCTGCTCATCCACAAATGAGAGAAGTGACAAACATGATACTAACAGAGTTTAAATCAAAATTACCAATTATTTTTGAGGATATATCCAATGAAAATTAAAAGTATTAAATTGGAAAATTTTGCAAAATATTCACATATTGAAGTATCTTTTGATAAAAATGTCACTTATTTAATAGGAAACAACGGTGCTGGTAAAACCACGCTGGGTCTTAACGCTATATGGTTTTTATTTTGTGGAATTGCTGAAAAAAGTAGCAAAGGCAATAATCCTTTAATTGCGGAGCGATTCAGGTTTATTGGTGAAAATGGTGCTTCGGCTAAAGGTGAAATGGTACTGATAGACGAGGTGCGAAAAGTAAAAATCAAAGTTATACGAAAATTGACCAAAGATGGCACTTCGTTAAGTTTTGAAGCTCCCGAAGGCTTAGTATTAAATCAGGAATGGCTCAATGATTTATTCAATGTATTTTTAATCTCTCCCCGATCCTTCCTTGCCTTAGATAGTAAAAAACAGACCGAAGCGTTAGGTATTGATACGAGTAAATTTGACGCTGAACTTGAAAATCTTAAATCGGAACACACCTATACCAATCGAGAATTAAAAAGCATCGGATCACTTGAAGCGGTTCTACCCACCGATGAAGTCGATATAGAATCTCTGATCGAAACCAAAAACAATATGGTAAGTTTCAATACGAAACAAATAGCATTAGAACAAAACATTGTGAGGAATAAAGAAAAGTTAAAATTGTGCGAACAAGAACTGGACGGATTGATAAAACAAAAAATAGAAATAGAACAAAAAATTGAAAAATTAGACAACAAAATACAAGCTGGCGAAAAACATATATCGTCCATGCCTCGACCCGAAGAACTAAGAAGCATGGAACAAATAGACAACGAAATTAAAGAAGCTACCCAAAACAATAATAAAAACATTGCTTATCGAAACTATCTGCAACAGAAGCAAAAACATGACCAGAAATTAACCGAGTTGAATAATAATAAAGAGAAGCAATCCGAAGTAATAAAGAACCGCATAGATTATATCCGATCCAAAAAGCTACCATTTGACAATCTCGAAATAAACGAAAATGGTGAATTATTATTATCCGGTAAACCTATCAAAGAGCAATATTTCGCTACGGGTGAGTTATTAAAGATAGTGCCTGTGTTGATTAGCTCGCTCAATCCTGAATTAAAATATGTATTTATACAGCAATTTAACCTTCTCGATGAAAAACAACAAAAAATAGTTGAGGAATATTTGGTTGACAAGGGATTCCAGCTAGTAGCCGAGATCGTAGGCGAAAAAGAAATAGAGAGTAAGCACTGTATAGTTTTGAAGGATATGCACCTAGTAACTAAGAAAGAAAATGTTGCAGAGAATATATTATGAATAAACTTGAGGAAAAACATATAACCTTCAAGAGACCTGATAGATGTCAATTCTGTAAACAGCGAATGTATTACATTGACGATAAAAGACATATTTCTGAAAGAGAAATCAGAGTAATTAAAAAATCGAAAAAAGATTATGATAGTTTTTATGTTCATTGGAAATGCTGGAAGGCAGGACTGAAAATAATCAAAAACACGATAGGATCATACGAGTTATGGTATGAGGATTTGAAATGACCATAATCAAATCAAATAAATCTGGCAGTTCTAAAAAAGACTACGAATTTACCGAAAAGCAGAAATTTGTAGCCAAGTTAATTTCCGATTATGGATTAGATCGGATAGAAGCAGTTAAATGGTGCTGGGTATTTAAAGCGTTTGGTGTTGAAACGTGCGAAGAAGCATTTGAAAAATATGAAATGAAAGCAAATCAATGAAAATACAGAAAAGGAATTAAATCGTGGTAGAAGCTGCTTTCGGTAATATATGGGACTTCCATTCGCAAGGCAAATGGATTGTTATAACTACCAACGGTACTGTTAAGTCTGATGGGTCGTGTGTAATGGGACGTGGCGTAGCGAAACAGGCAAAAGAAAAACATCCATCGTTACCGTTTTGTGTTGGCGATATGATTAAACGAAACGGAAACCATGTTTATATGTTTCCTCAATATAAAATTATTACATTTCCAGTCAAACATAATTGGTATGAAAAAGCCGATATTAATTTAATCGAACAAAGCACAAAAGAACTCAAAGAGATGATATTGCAATTAGACCAGAATGTTTCGTTACCAAGCGATACATTCTTTTATATGGTTCGTCCAGGCTGTGGTAATGGACAGTTGAATTGGAAAGACGTGAAGCCTATTCTTGAAAAATATTTAGACAATCATTTCATTGTTGTGGAAATAAATACGAAACAAGGAGAGAGATAACGAAAAATGATAGACCTTGAAAAATTTTGTAGAAAAAGTCATTATACAGGAACATTAAATGAACCGTTTAGCGATAATGACTATACTTATGCTTCTGATGGTTCTATAATAATCAGGGTTGATAAAATTCAAGAAATGACAGAGAAAGATACTCATTCTAATAAAGCAAAAGAACTGTTTGAAAAAAATAAAATTAATGGAAATGAAATATGGACTGATCTGCCTAAATTTGAAGTAATAGAAAAAAATTGTACCGAATGTGTTGGCACTGGCAAAATTATTATATGCAAAGAATGTAATAGCACTGGAAGTTTAGAATTTAGTAGCAATTATAACGATTATGATGTTGAGTGTAAGTCTTGTTTTGGTAAAGATATTAAAGATGAAAAATGCGAAGATTGTGACGGTACTGGCAAATATAAAGAATATTCAAATCCTGTTATAGAAGTTCCTATAAGAAAAGATGGAAATTTAGAACAAATCGAAATAATAATAAATGGTAAATATCTGGAAATGATACAAGACTTGCCGAACATCAAAATAGCATTGCAAGGTGAAAAAGAACTTATAAAATTAAAATTTGATGGCGGTATCGGATTGCCGATGCCGATAGAACGAGGAAAGCCTTAATGCTTCCAAACAAAAATAACTTTTGTGGTGGTAATTTCTTCGATTGGATCGAAGTAATGCTCATTGATAAATGTAATGGGACTTGTTCGTGGTGTATAGAAAACGAAGGATATAAACCGAAAAAAGTAGCAACGTGGCAGAAATTACTCGAAAAATTAATACAATCAAATAAAAAAAATATCATATTTCTTGGCGGAGAACCAACACTTTATAAAGACCTTCGGCTCTTGATTACAAATTTATATTTAGTAAATAAAAATACATACATTACTACAAATGGTAGTTTGTTATGTGCAGAATATATAGAAAATAATCTGCCTGGATTGACTGGAATTAACATATCTATTCATCATTATCATTTAGGTATGAACAAACAAATAACTGGCATAAAATTAGAAGAATATCTGTTTCGTAGTGCAATTAGCAAAGCAAAAGAATTAAATATAAAAGTACGATTAAATTGTAATGTCATTAAAAAATATATAGACAACGAAAATGAAGTTAATAAGTATATAGAATTTGCCAAAAATATTGGCGCAAATAATGTGCGATTCGCAGAATTAAAACACGATGATAAAAATTTTATAGATATGGCTGAAATATTAAATTATAAATACGGATTAAACGATGATCCTTTTTCCAATGGATGTATCAGAGATGTTGTAATAAATAACATGCCAATAAATTTTAGACAAATGTGTGGTCTACAAACAACGAAAAGAATTGTTCCAGAAAATCCTGAGCAAATTAGTAAAAAAGTATTATATTATGATGGTAACTTTTACAATGGTTGGCAAGCCGAAAAAGAGGAAGATATGAAAAAAACAAAAAAAGAAACAAAAGCGGTTAAAGATTTTACTGAAACTGACAAATTATTAAGAGAATTGAAAAATGGGAAAATTACATTAAAAGAAGCAAAAATAAAGATGAATGTCATTCTTGAAGAAACAGAGAAAATTGCTGTGGCTGCTTCCGGTGGATGTAATTACTAAAAAAACAAACAAGGCTATGACAATACTGATTAAATATCTTGTTGGGAGATGTGGTATTTATGGTATTGTTCATAGCCTTATGTTCAGAAAGGATGAATCGTGAAAAACAAAGAAGTGTTGATTACCCTGACTTACAAATATGAAATTAATCCTGAAAATTATCCCGAAGGACTTACGACAAAACAAATGATAGAAATGGATATAAAATCCTTTCGAGAAGATCCAGACGCATTGTTTGAATTGGTAGGCGATTCTCCGTTGACAATTTCTGGTAAAATAATCTAAAAAATAATGAAAGGAGCGGTGGCGTGGCTACAACAAAAAACGAAATCGATGATTATTTCAAAGAACGTGGCAATTATGGGTTAATCCAGGTATCTTGTTGTGGAAAATGTAAATATTGTATAAATAATGAGTTGAAAACAATGACTACCAACAGGGTCTTTGCTACTTATCGTTATGTTTCTTTTTGTAAATATTGGAGTGATAAAAAGCCACCACCTTCTGGATATTTTGTTATTGATCGTTCGGGGCTTTGCGATAAATTTAAAAAAATATAAAAAGAAAGGAACGGTGATGTGGCTACAGTAAAATCTGAGAAAAGAGTTTCAACATATCATGGGATTGAAAACTTATTCACCCCTGATGTTTTTTTCAACTTGATGGGCTGGACAGACAGAGAATGTCATACGGAAAGAATAAGATATGCAATTAGTAATTTTCATTATGCAGCAGGAGAAAAATTATCTTTTATTTTTGGAACTGAAAAGTTTGGAAATATTACAAGGGCAATAACAAGTTTGGGTGTTTTGTCTTTGGCTAGGTTTCACAATATTACCAATGAACAGATAGAAAAAATCATAGAAGATAGTAAGGGGAAAGGTTTTGAATTATTGAAAAAAGAAATTGAGTATATTTGTTCATGTAGAAATATACATGCAGATAAAATAAAAGAAAAATTAACCGATATTACAAGTTTGTATGGTGGTAATAAATATAATAATATTTTGCGTACAATGCTGAACATGAATGCAAATGATAGTGATATGGAAAACAGAAAAACAATAAATATCAACGCATTCCAGTTTAATACTATTTGCGAAAAAGAATTGAATGAAAATATGTATAAATTGCAAAGAAATAGCGAAAATTGCGTTGTGAATATTTATATATCTAAAATCGTAAGCCATATCAATAATAAAATAAGAACTAACTATAGGCGAAACGATACAAAATCTGAAATATGTCGTGGAGCGCACGTTGCAGGTTTGTATATTGTTTCAAAATGGATAATAAATGGTACATTGCCAAAGTACGATGAATATTATTCGGCAAGTTTATTGTCTGATATTAAAGATGTTGTCTATTCTAATATTAAAGGATGAAAATGGCTAAACGTCTTTATGTCTTTATGACTTTATGTCTTTATGTCTTTATGGCTGTACAAAGGGATGGAAATCAAAAATTTTCATCCGTTTATATGGCTAAACGTCTTTATGTCTTTATGACTTTATGTCTATATGACCGAATGGTCAAATGTCTTTATGACTTTATGGCTAGTATAAAGGGATGCTAGAAACGTGTAACGTAGTAAGGAAAATTTTTTCCTGTGTTTTTGTTAAATAAGTTGATAATGGCTAAATGACTGTATGGCTGTATGACTATGTGGCTAAATGACTAAATGGCTAAATGACTAAAAAGAACGAGGTACTTAAAAATGATAAATCCAAGTACAATGAGTAACGGTAAGCCAACATGCTGTCCCTTCTGTTTGAGACCTTACGTTGAGCTTGACGGCAAAATAGTACCGGAATGTCTTTGTGGATCGTACTTTACAGCTAAAGAATTATGCGGCAGGCATGGGGTGAAGAATTGTCCAAGATGTTAAATCAAAACCAATACCTAAGGAAACGCTATAATATTCGATTTAAGCCGTTTTTCTATTTCGGCGTGTCTGGGTCGAGGGATGGTGTCCATGTGGCAAATTTCATTAAAAGCGATACGCTTGGCAGTGTTATTTTTGATTGTGGTGGATGTCGGCGATCTTCGGCTGGCGATAGCCAGCAACATTTGTTGTGTCCCGCCCACGACGTTGACTACTTGTTTGTGTTGCAACGGCACATTACCCCGATAAACAAAACCCCCGCCACAGGCGACATTTGGTTATTGTTTTTGAATTATTTAATTTTTGCTATTGACAGTTTCTAGAAAACAAATTATATTCTTGTTTGTTTGGAATATTTTATGTTTATTTTATTAAAAGGAGAAATTTTTATGGTACTGTCCGTCCTCGAGGAAGTGGAAAGTTTCAAAAATATTACTATTAGTGTTCCGGTGGATCAATACAAAAGATTGCAAGAAATAGCGAGAAGAAGCACTCTGTCGATTTCAAAGCTTGCAAAAAAAGGAATTGAGTTAGTGTTGAATGAATACGAATACGAATTCAAGAAATCTTAAAAGGAATTAGTGTAATGGCTAACAAAGGATTGGAAGAATATCATAAAAAATTAAAAGCCGGACTGATTAAAAAAACCAGAGACAAAAATAGACCGAGTGCTATAAAAGCAATTAGGGAAAAGTGTCTGGATTGTATATGTGCTAAGAGCGAAGGACGAATTGACTGTCAGGTAGAAGATTGCAGCTTGTATTACTTCATGCCTTATGGAAGATTGAAAAATGAAAGAAAATCACAAAAAGCTAATCAAAAGAAAGAACAAGATGCCGTATCTCCCGCAAGACATTGAAAATTTTAAAATAAAAGAAATCTGTTCGGGTTGTTTCGGCTTTATCGAAAAAGATTTATCTTGTAGCGAGAAAAAAGAATCATACCGAGACTATACAACAACTTGCTGTAAGTTTTATTTTGTCATGGTCGTCTCGGTAAAAATCTGAACAATTCCTAAAAAATTTGGAGAAATAATGGAAAACAAAATAATTATGTTCGATTCTGGTGAGGCAGCACAGACAAAAACTATAACGGGATGGGTTTCTGGTAATGGCTTTTTTTACGGTAACGATGAACAATCTGCAAGGTATATGGGATGCACTCATCAACGTTGCGAATGTGGAATGATTATGAAAAAAGGCTATACTATCTGTGAGTCGTGCCGACACAAAAAAGCATTGGAAAGATACAGAAATATGCCGTTTAAGGAATGGAACGGTGCTGATTTTTTATATTCAGAAGTAGCGGATAAATATTTTTACGATAGCGAAGAAATCTTTGATTATTGTGAAGACGAAGGTATCCTTGTAGAGTCTTTACGATTTATAATTTGCGAACCTGTATATCCAAAAGAAATCAATTTATCTGAGATTTATTCGGATTTATTACCGGAATATTCTGGTGGCGAATTGCCACAATATTTAATAGACGCTGAAAATGAATTAAACCAAATAATCAGAGAAGAAAAAGAACTACTGTCTTGGATACCTGGAAAATATCGGACAGAAGTCGAGGGGAGGAAAGAATGATATTGAAAAAACTAAAAGGAAAAATAATAAAATTGGTGTTGGTTAGCTTTGTGTGTTTGAATACTTATTCCTCATTTGCTCTTAATGAAATTACAGAAAAAAAATATAAAACATTCGATGGAAAAATATTTAATAAGAAGGAAGACGCCCTGCTCCATGAAAAAATCCAGAAAAATGTCAACCTGCTTATGGAAATATTCAAAGAGGATACAGAAGCCGCTCTACAGCAAAAAGAACACGATATGGATCACGACTTGAGATTGTATCTCTGGGGACACCGTCCTTATCGCTTAGACGAATACGAAGAAGAATATAGAAGTCATTTCTATAAATATTTTAAAATATTAGAAGAAAAAGGAATCGAAATAGAAATCACACTTAAAAAAGATTATGGAACTTTTACAGTAAATAAAAAATAAAACAAGAAATAGGAGAAAATAATATGATATTAAACGAATCGAGTATGTTAAAAAACTTTAAAGGCAAAACGAGAAATATGAAAAATATATTGGATTGTCTTTATGTTGATATATGTACTGCAACACCGTCACCGAATGATATTCACGATCTAGACAAAGAAAAGAAAGAACTGTTAAGACGTATCAAAAAATTAGAAAAAGAAATTTTATCTTTAAAAAATAAAAAAATCAAACGAAACATCTAGTCTAAGTGTTTCGTTATCGATCCGCAGCGTTTTTCCCGTATCGCAGGTTTTCTGCGGGTCGAAACTTTAGAAATTTAATCTAAAAAAATTCACTACATCAATATATTATGAATTACGATAATTTTCTTACTCATAAAAAACAGCAAGGATCTAATCATGGATTTGATCCTACATTTGTTCCAGATTATTTGTTTGATTTTCAAAAAAGTTTGGTTGAATGGGCTGTAAATAAGGGTCGTAGTGCTATATTTTCTGATTGCGGCACAGGAAAAACTATTATGGAGCTTGTGTGGGCATACAACATAGTAAGAAAAACAAACAAAAATGTATTGATATTATCACCGCTGGCCGTCTCTTGGCAAACCGCAAAAGAAGCGGAAAAATTTGGAATTGAATGTAAGGTATCAAGGGATGGTAAAATTAACAGCAAAATAACAATTACCAATTATGAACAATTACATAAGTTTGAACCGTCTGATTTTGTCGGTATTGTATGTGATGAGAGTGGAATATTAAAATCGTTTAAAGGTGCATTAAGAAAAGAAATAACAATATTCATGCGTAAAATTGAATATAGATTATTAGCTACGGCAACGCCAGCTCCGAACGATTATATTGAATTGGGAACTTCGTCTGAAGCCTTGGGATATCTAGGTGCAATGGATATGTTAAATAAATTTTTCAAAAACGATCAACACAATAGCAAAGTGGGAAGATATAGAGGACAAGAAGTTAAATGGAGATTGAAAGGTCATGCAGAATTACCTTTTTGGAGATGGATATGTTCTTGGGCTAAAGCAATGAGAAAACCATCTGATTTAGGTTTTGACGATAATGGATTTATATTGCCAGAATTAATAATTAATCAAACCGTTGTAAAATCTAATAGTCTTCCTAAGGGTAAATTATTTTCTATGCCAGCGATAACACTACAAGAACAAAGAGAAGAAAGAAGAAGAACTATAATGGAAAGATGTGAGATGGTCGCCAGCAAGGTCAATACTGGTAAACAAGCATTGGTTTGGTGTCATTTAAACGACGAAGGAGACTTGTTAGAAGCACTTATTCCTAATTCAATACAAGTAAAAGGGTCTGATTCTGTTGAATGGAAAGAAGCAGCGGCTGAATGGTTCGTTGGAAATAAATGTATTTGCAATGATAATATGTTTCGTGCTAAACTTTTAGCATGGAAAAGAGAAAAACAAATCTTGAATACCATCGCCGATACTATCAAGAACATCGAGAGGAACGATTGCGTCAATCCATCGAATACCAGCGAGCACATAAAGTTGAACGAAAATCTTATCTATCAGAATATTACAAACACAACAGGGGGAAATGGGTGCGGACACAAAAACAAAAGGATGAAAGAAATAGAAGACGACGAGAGCGATATGCAAATGACGAAAAATTTCGTCTCGCTAAAATTGAAGAATCAAAAGAAACAAGAAGAAAAAACCCAGACACTCGGCTCAAATATTGTCTTAAAAAATATGGTGTGTCCATCGAAGAATATCGAAAACTTGAATCAAAAGGATGCGCAATCTGCGGAAGAAAAGAAAACGGAGATATTCGAGGACACCGATTCCACATCGATCACTCCCACGATACTGGAAAATTCAGAGGGGTACTGTGTACAGGATGCAATCAAGGACTCGGAAAGTTTGGTGACGACCCTAAACGGCTCGAAAATGCCGCCATGTATCTGCGGGCATAAGACAGGACGTCGCATCCTCATAAGCAAGCCTGTCATGTTTGGGTATGGCTTAAATTTCCAATGCTGTAATTATATGGTTTTATTCCCTTCCCATAGTTACGAACAATATTATCAAGTAATCCGCCGGTGTTGGCGTTTCGGACAAAAAAATCCAGTAACAGTAGATATTATAACAACGGAAGGGGAGTCAAGAATTATAAACAATTTACAAAGAAAATCTAAACAAGCTGATGAAATGTTTGAAAGATTAATTAGCGAAATGAATCATGTGTTAAATATAAATCGAATGGAAGAATATTCACAAAAAATAATACTTCCTAATTTCTAAACAATAGAGGAGGTCAGGATCGTGACAGTTAAAGATCAGGTAATAACAAGTAATTATGCAATATACAATGGAGATGCTGTAGAAGTATTAAAAACACTACAAAGCAATTCTATTCACTTCTCTGTATACTCTCCTCCGTTTGCTACTGGCGGTGGCGGGCTTTATACTTATTCAAGCCACGAAAGAGACCTTTCTAATTGCGATAGTTACGAACAATTTTTTGAACATTACGCTTTTGTCGTAGAAGAAATAGCAAGATTAACATTACCTGGAAGATGTTCTGTCGTGCATTGTATGGATGTGCCGAAAAGTAATTCCGGTAATGATCTATTGAGGGATTTTCCAGGAGATATAATCAGATTACACGAAAAATATGGATTTGGATATGCGGCAAGACACTGTATTTGGAAAGAACCATTAGGGGTAAGATTGAGAACTATGCAAAAAAATTTAGCGCACAAAACATTAGTAGAAGATTCTATTGCATGTGGAGTGGCATCTGCTGACTACTTGTTAGTTTTTACGAAAAAAGGCAAGAATCAAATACCCATATCTCACCCAACCGGATTAAGTAATTATGCTGGAGAAAAGCCAATACCTTCCAACATATTACAATACAAGGGATATACTGGTAAACAGACAGAAAATTCATACTCGCATTGGATGTGGCGACAATACGCTTCTTCTATGTGGGACGATATAAGACTTGAAAGAACATTGCCATATAAAGAAGCAAGAGACAGCGAAGACGAAAAACACGTACATCCATTACAATTAGATGTTATTGAAAGATGCGTTGTTTTAAGGTCTAATATAGACGAAGTCGTGTTGACACCATTTATGGGAGTTGGAAGCGAATGTTATGGTGCTATTATTAATGGCAGAAAAGCCATAGGAATCGAATTGAAACCATCTTATTACAGACAAGCCGTTAAAAATATGGAATTAGCTAAAAACGAAAAAACATTACAGAAAAAACTATTCAACGAAAACAATACCTTACTATCATTGATGAGTGAGGAAAAATCGGAATAATAATGGAAATCTCGAACAAAATCCCATTTTCTAATCCTAAATTTAAAAAAGGATTAACACCGCTACAGCACAAAACCGTCACGGACGTGCTATCAAGCAGAAAAACAATAACGATGATTAATGCTCCCACCGGATTCGGGAAGACTCCGACAGCTATGACCCTTGCCCACCATATAAACTACCCGAACCAATCTCTATATCTTTGTAGTTCTAAAATTTTACAAGATCAATTGGCTGGGGATTTTACAGAAGCGTATCAATTAAAAGGGCGGGGAAATTATCCGTGCACACTTCTACCCACCTATAATGCAGACCGATGCTTCCAACAATGCGATGAATATAAGTGCGGTGAAATTTCATGCGCTTATGAAGATGCGAAAAAAGAAGCCTTATCATCAACTTTTACCATTCTCAACATGCACTATTACGAGACCGAAACGAATTTTGTCGGTAGATTTTCAAAGCGTAAAACCGTAATAATTGACGAGGCAGATGTATTAGAAGATATTTTGATAGATTTTATCGCACTAGACGTCCATCCGAAAACATTGGAAAAATTCAAGCTGGATCAGCCCAAATATGTGACTAAGTTAGATTCATGGAAGGAATGGGCGGATAAAACATTAAAAATATTAGAAGAAAAAGTTAAAAAGCTAAGAGCCGCCGAAGACCACTTGGATAGAGAATCAAAATTAGAACTAAGTAAATTGTTGAGAATGTGTCTGAAATTAAATATGCTAAAAAACGATATAACGGAAGAGTGGATATTCGACCATGCCGAAAAATTTCGCTTTCAACCTCTCTGGCTAGACACAAAACTTACCCAACAATATTTACTCAAACATGCGGAAAGATTCGTTATGATGTCTGCGACCATGCTCCCGAAAGTTATAGCGTGTAAATTATTGGGATTAGATATTAACGATGTGGATTATCACGAGATAGATTCACCTATACCCGTAGCGAATCGTCCCATTGTTTATAAGCCAATTAAAAAGCTAAAATACGGTGAATCAGAAGAAGATGTTTATAATGAAATTAAAAGATTGATAGAAGGGTACAAAGGAATTAAAGGGATTATTCATGCTGTGAGCTATACCCGTGCAAAGGCAATAGCAGGACTGGACAAGCGTTGCATCACTCATAATACCTACGATAAAAACGAAAAAATAAAACAATTCATAGACTCAAAAGATGGGATATTGGTAAGCCCATCGTGTGATCGTGGACTTGACCTGCACGGCGATCTAGCAAGATTCTGTATAATTCCAAAAGTTCCGTTCCCGAACACAACGGACAAGGTGGTCTCCAAGCGTTTGTACAGCTCTCCCTTTGGTAGGGTATGGTACAGGGCTGTAACGGCGCAAACCATTGTTCAGATGGCGGGGCGTACTACTCGATGTTTTAGCACAGACACAGAAATCTTAACGATACATGGATGGAAAAAATACAACGAAGTAAATATGCACGATAAAACTTATTGTATTGATCAGAAATCTTTTAACAATAAAACTAAACGTCCAGTTATGGAGGGTTCTTCGATATTAGTAGAAGGAGAAATAGAGGATGTCTATACATCAGATAAAGAAGAAAAAGTTATTAATATTAAAAATCAAAACATTGATGCTTTAGTTACTCAAGACCACGACATGATTGTTCAAATGAGAAAACAGAAAACTTATAGGGGGAAGTATAAAAAACCTTATGGAGTTTATGATTGGAAATACTGTCATCGTACAAATAGTCATGGATTAGAAAAAATAAAAGCATCTAAATTACCAGACAGATTTAAAATACCACTAGCAGGAAAAATTATACGCAAAAACAAATCTCGTGCTAAAAAAGAATGGTTCTGGCTGATAGGTTTCATAATAGGGGATGGACATATTCATAAAAACAAAAACGTCGTAACAATACATCAATCGGAAACCAACATAGACTTAATAGAAAAAATCAGAAAAGTTCTTGGTATACTTAAAATAGAATATTCAGAATACAGACGACAAGTAAAAGGAACAAAAATAAATTTAAACGATAAGGAGTATTCAAGAAAAGAAGATATGATAAATTTTCAAATAACGGGTAAGTCTTCTTCGATGATTAGGGATATGTTTAATAATGGCAAAAGAAGAAGGTATTCAAAAACAGTAACATACGTACAAAGAACTCACTTTTCTTTTAGTAAAAAAATAGGGGGAAAGCATAAAATAGATGGGTGGAAAGAAGTGGAAAAAATCATACCAAGATGGTGTCTGGAGAAGGGGTCGAAATCCCAACTTATTAAATTAATTCATGGTTTGGTTGACAGCGACGGAAGCTGGAAAAAAACTAATGGTAAATATAATAAAAACGTTGGAGGTTTTTACAACAAAAATAAAATCATAATAGATGCTTTTCAGGAGTTGTGCGTATTGACAGGATATAGAAGTTTGATTCGTAACAGAAGGAATCAATACGAAGTTTCCTTTTGTTGTCCCTCCATGATTGACTGTACGAAAAATAATGATGTAAAAGACGGAGGGATGTCTAAGGTGTGGTGTGTTAAAACAAATCATGGAAATGTTATAATGAGGAGAAATGGTAAACCTTTTTTGTGTGGAAACAGTGCCAGCGACTTTTCCACTGTTCATATACTGGACGCTGCTTTTGATTCGGTCGTAGAATTTGTCCCGAAATGGTTTCGAGATGCAATCAAGGTTGAATTTTAGAAAAAAAGGATAAGGATATGTGCAATAACAAATGTCCAAATTGTGGAAGCAATATGATAGAAAAACCACCAGTAATGATTTATTCAGCCAATCCACAACAATACGATTCTGTAATGTGGTGTGGTTGTGGCTATTCTGAAAATCGAGGCAGGGTTTTTAGCAAGGCAGAAGATGAACAATTATATGATTTGTGGAAAAAAGCAAATTAACAAAAAACATGGATAGCCTTGAGATAAAAAGAGGGGAGTGGTTGTTTCTTGATGCTGTTTATAACATAAATTCTCATTATATCGAGGGCGGCTGGGACAAAATTATGGAGAAATTTCCAGAAGAAATCAAATGCTTGGATGAAAGATTAAATCAGTATTGGAATCAGAAAGTTATTACAGAATGGAAGAATGGAATTAAAGAATATTTGATCGAAGTTAATTACTGGAAGGAGTAGTCTGGAAATGGGATATTTACATATAGAAAATTTATATAAAAACAAAGATATATTACTTTTTAAAGAATGTTATGCTTTGGAAAAAATACATGGATGTTCCGCCCATATTCAATGGAAAGATAAATTAATTACTTATTTTCCTGGCGGTATCAAACTGGAATCTTTTGTCAAAATTTTTAATAATGATTTTTTAAAAAGTAAATTTTCAGAATTAGCTATTAACGATATAATCATTTACGGAGAAGTTTATGGTGGTGCTTGCCAAAAAATGAGCGATGTTTATGGTAAAAATTTAAAATTTATAGCTTTTGATGTAAAAATAGAAGATGTTTGGCTGTGTGTTCCCGATGCTTTCGATATTTGTTCTCAATTTAATATAGAATTTGTTCATTACGAAAAAGTTAAAACTGAAATTGAAATATTAGATAAATTGGCAAATGATTATTCCATACAATCTATTCGTAACGGCATAAAAGAACCGAAAAAAAGAGAAGGTATTGTGCTGAGACCTCTTGTTGAACTTATCAAAAACAACGGAAGCCGTATAATTTCAAAACACAAAAATGATACATTTAAAGAAAGAGAACATTTACCGAAAATTAGTGAAGAATCTCTTAAAATTTACGAAGAAGCGCAATCCGCCGTTAATGAATTTGTTACAGAGATGAGACTTTCTCATATTTTGGGGAAATTAACTGAATGTAATATCGAAGATGCGGGAATGATAATAAAATTTATGATCGAAGATGTTTTCAGAGAAGCAAAGGGAGAAATTATAGAAAATACTGAAATTAAAAAATTAATAGGCAAAAAAACTGCAATAATGTTTAAGCAAAGAATAGTTGATAAGTTAAAAACAGGATCAAAGAATATTTAGTAGAAGTTGATTATTGGAGGGAATGAATAATGGGCATTGAAATTTTATCAATTATATTTTTGACTTGGGCTGGATTTTTTACTTGTCTCGGATTGAAATTGACAGGTAAAATTCAATGTGGCTAGTGGTTGGTTTGTTCCCCGATTTGGGGAATATTTATCATTTGTGTTTTTATTTTTTTGTTTATCATTTGGATCGAGAAACAAGCAAAAAATTAAATGAATAAATATAAAGAAACCATTGCCGCCGCATCTCTATTATTTATTTTTATTATAATACTTATAATTTTGTTTTTTACAAAAAAAGAAGATTTGGTGCAAGAAATTGTACTTATAAATCCAGAAATGGGTAGTCACGTAATAGAGATTTCACCAAACAAAAAATATGTTCAAGTAAAAATCATTAACAGTGGGATTGGAACATTTACTGTGTCGTTGGGAATTCAAAAATGACGCACGAATACGAAAACATAAAAAGAATTACCTACAAAACTGATGGAGGACTGGCTATTTTTATCCCTATATGTGAAAAATGTGGAAGATTTGTAAGGGCTGATAAATTAATATGGGCAAACGAAAGTAAAGGATTGAAAGATTGTCCAAATGCAATCTGTAAAAAGTGCAAAAGAACAAAAATGTTATTTGAGGGGTTTTTCTAAATGTTCAAGAGCAAGAGATTCGTCAAAGGTTTTAAAAATTTTGACAAAGCAATAAACGAATTAAAAAAAACACACAAAAGAACCAATATTGATTTTATAAATACAATAACAAGTAGTGGACTATCTGGATATTTTTACATCGCAGAAAAAGACACAGGATTACTAAAAGAGTAAAAGCATATACATTGTTTAAAGGATTTTTCAAAGGAGGAGATTATTATGAGTAGAATTAGGAATTTTGTATTGGTGAATTTAATAGTAGGTTTAGCAGGATTGAATTTCTTATTTGCCGGAACGGACACGAGCCAATATGGTGGTGGAAACGATACGATTAAATTTGTAAATCCTGAAAACAAATTAGAAAATCTTATCGGAAAAACAATCCATCGTGACGTACCGGCCAAAAACAAAACAGAGTGCGATACCGCTTATCAAAATACACCATATACGATAGATTCTTATAATGAAAATATTGTAAGTTTAAGAGACGAAAAGGGAAATCTGATAATATTGAATAGAAGTTTATGGGTTGAATACATAGGAATAAAAAATTTAACGAAAAGTAAGAAATGTTTTAAATATCCATGAAAAATTAATTATTTAAAAATTTCCATTGACAACTTTGAAAATTCTTGTTATATATCCTTACACACATGCATAACCTCTTTCTTTCTGTTTGGTGCTGTCGCCTTGTTATCCGCCCGTCAAAACTCCTCAAGGCGGCAGCATCTCCTGAATATAACCAAAAAAATACCAATAAACAATAATGACAAGAGCTAACAACTTATCACAACTATTAGAAAATCCTTTCAATCCTTTTCCTTCGGCTATTTTCCCTCCCACCGACAGGCTTCACGATACCGAAAAACTAGAAGTAAAAGACGTTCCAGAGATTACTTTTTTTAGCATGTTAAATGAAGCAGGAACAGAAAGTATAAAAAAAGAGTATCCATTTCTTCGTGATTATCAGATACCGTCGGTCGCACTGAGCCAATCAATGAATAAATATGCCTTCTTCTGGCAAAAGGGACTGGGGAAAACCCTTCTTGGTACTATCATAGCAAAGGAAAAATCTACACAGGGAAAAGTTTTAATCGTTGTGAGGAAAATTACGATTCGCTCTTCTGGTGGTTGGATCGAACATTTTCACTGGATAGCTCCAAAACTTCTATATACTGACTTATGCGTTAACAAAAGCGGTAAAAAAGAAGAATTAATAGCAAGAAGAAATTTAATAGATGTTCCGGTATATTTCATCAACCATGAGAAATTCAGATTGTATTGGGATGTTATTTGCAAAGGAATAGATACAGTTATTATAGACGAATCAAGTCTATTAAGAAATAACAAGTCTGGGCTTACTAGGGCTTTTATTAAGGCTGACCAAAAATACAATTTCAAAAATATTTATCCTCTTAGTGGTCTCCCCGCTCCTAATAATCCACACGAATATTTCAACCAGATCAGATTAGTCGATAAAAATTTGCTCGGTACAAGTTTCGAACATTTCCTCTCTACTTATTTTAGGCATGCCAACAAGAAAAAGGGAGAAATCGGAACTTATATTCTGAAAAATCCTGAGCAATTCATGGAAAAGCTAAAGTCTGTCTCGATTTATGTTGACGGCAAAAAAGAAGACCTTCCGAAAGAAATAGTTTCACCCGAATATTTTGAATTGAATGAAAAACAAAGAAAATATTATGACATTGTTATGAGCGATATACAAGATTATGTTCAAACTCACAAAGACATGGCGATCCAATCACTTCTACCAGAAATAGCAAAGACGATAAAGGCGTTGGAGATTATTTGTGGCTTCTACATTAATAATACCGAAAACAAGGTTGTTCTTGTTAAGACTGAACTCTATAACACTGTTTATGAATTTCTCCGAACCGTTCCGAAAGAAAAAGTATTGATCGGGTGTAATTTCGACATTGAACAAAACATAATGGTTAATTATCTTGTGAGGCGTGGGCACTCCGTTGCGTTTATTACAGGCTCACATAGTGATAAGGAACGACAAAGCGCATTAAATGCTTTTCTAAACGGCAACGTTCAATATTTAGTAGCAAAGATGAAGGTATTAAAATATAGTATTAATTTACCAACGATAGATTATTGCATAACTACTTCTCTGACTCATTCGTTTGATGATTACGATCAATTTAAGGGTAGAATTAAAAGAGCGACAGGTAATCAGGAGCATAGAACTGTTTTCCAAATACCGATGATTGCCGAGAATACTGTAGCCGAACCAATATTTAAGGCACTAGAAAACAAGGAAGATGTTTCGCAGGCTGTTTTAAATTATTTACTAAGAAATTAATCATGCTTGAAAAGTTCACAAAAAAAGAGCACAAAAAAGAATTAAGATATTTTAAGGAGTGGTATAACGAAGAAATACAATTTTATATTCTTTCTTATTTGTTGTCGAATCCTAATTATCATGCAGTGCAAAAAATTACAACACATGCACACGACAAATGCAAAGGCAAACCATACTACGATGATTTTTGGATGGTATTATACAATACAGATTATTTAGAAATTAAGGGATCGATAGAATTGGAAACAAAGAATATACCAGACAAAGACAAAAAATATAGAATTACTTCAAAAGGCATTGATTCACTGAAAATGACTTCTGGCAATTTTATAGACTTGGTCAAACTTCTCGAAGAAAAAGAATCCAAAGAATTAACTGTTTTTAATTTTTTCGATCATTATAATATACAAAAAAATAGAAATAATACTTTTTCTATTTTTAAAAATGATGGTTCTGTGTTTTATTTAGTTCCCTACTGGCTGAATGATGTTTTTTGGAAATTGATAGAACAGGGTAAAGACGAAATTAGAGAAGAAATAAAAGATACATTAAAAATTCAACAATGATATTGCTGGCACTGTAGGGGTACATCCAGCGTAGCGGGGTAGTGCGGGAGAGGTCGGAAATCGTTTCGATCTCTCCCAATGCCTATTAATAAAGATTATGAAAAAACATATATATATTTTATTTTTACTTATAATGGTTATAGGTTGTTTTTATTTTCTGGGAAAGGCTTTTCTATACAAAGATCGTACCGATTGTATTATTAGCGGAATATTTTCTTCTATGGGAATATGTGTAGCCTTGCTGAAAACAAATCTAAAAAATTTTACGTTTTATAAAAAAATCAAAACAAATAGAATTATTGCTGAATTTTTTAAAAATAATTATCTATCATTGACTAAAGAAGAAAAAGAATACATCACGGAAGAATGCTCCATTCCTACAGTTACACAAGACTCTGAGGTACTTTACAAAATAATTAAAAGGCTTGGGCTTTGGTATATAAAAAACAGACTTAGTGAATTTGAAAATAAAAATCCTAAATGCAGTTAATAATCTGGAAAGAACAAATAGAAGATAGGAAAGGTTTGCAGTTTGTTGGCGATATTGGTGTATATCCTAACATAATCGCTCACGATATTGGTATTAATGACAAAGATCACTTATTTTTTATATATACAGAAATTAGCGCAAACAGTTTTTCTGAATGTAGCGATTTGTTCTATTCTTTATTTGCTCAGTTTTTAGAAGATGTTGGAGAAATCACAAACAACGACTTGATTAAAACACTCAGGAGGGAAATACGTTTAAGAACAAAAATCAGATTTAAAGACTCTAAGCTTTGTGGATACGTAGGCAGTGTTATGGTTTTTTGCTGTAATAAAAGTATTTACAATAATCGTACTTGGATATTAAGAATATTTCCAATATCTGTGGTGTCTCTATCTATTGAAAGCGGAAAAATCAAATTGGAGGAGGTGTTGAACCATGAACTTAATATTATATTCCATGATTTGATTTGGAATTCTTTGAAATGATGACAGGACAATCCTTGTCGAGCGAAAAAAATTTACTTGTGGGCGACAGCCCACCACAGTTGTTGTGTCCTGTACATGGTGTTGCTTGCAAATTTGTGCAAGAATAACTTGATTACCCCGCAAAGAAAAACCCACAGCCGTAGGATGAAATTATGAAAATTGTATTTAAAAATAAAAAGCAAATTGAAATAACAGAGGAAGAGGTTCAGTTAATTGCCAAAAGAATAATTGATGGTTGTGGAAATTTCCAAGTATTTTCAGATAAAAAAAGTGGTAGAGTGATTTCGATTATAAATTTAAGTGAAGTTGTTTATATAATTTAATAGGAGAAAATTTTTGAATAATAAAATAATAAAAATTGTAGATGAGAATAAAAACGAAATTAAGTCAGATCAAAAAATATGTCATCGGTTTCAGCCAGTAGTGATTCCATATTCTGCTCAAACTTTAGCAGGTGTTGAAACCAGAATTGATATGAAACAAATCAATTGTTATAAGGAAAAATGTGAACTTTGGTATGCGGAAATGGGAATGTGTGCGGAAAAGTACAATTATATTAAAAACAAAGAAGGAGAGGTAATGTGACCGATACTAATAACATAGGCAACGAAAATAAAGCAGCGGAAAAGATGGTTTTAGGATTTTGTAGTAAGTTTCAACCTCAAATAGTTCCGCACGCCGTGGGGCCTGGTAAGACATTAATAAATTATAAACCGTATTATTTTCCATGTACCGGCGACAAATGTACTGATTCTTGGTGTCACGAGCATAAGATGTGTAGACATGCTTGTGAACATTTGGAGGCGTTTCATCCTTTAGAAGAAGGAGAAGATGAAGAATCTATAATGGAAAACGATGAAGAGGTTTTGCAAGTCCCATGAGACCTGGCGATACTTCTTGGCGATACATATTGCGATGTTTAGGTGAGTTAAAAGAAGACGACTGGATAACGAGTAAGGAATTTGGCAATTTATTTTCAGTGCCAGTACGTATCGTAACTAATCATTTTAAAAAATTAAGAAAATATTCACTTATTGTTAGACAGCCAGACATAGATGCGAGAAGTGTGAGAGGTGGCAATCATTACAAATACCAATTATCTGCATCTGGCAAAAAAAAGATGGAATATTGGAAGAAATATAAAGATAGTATAGATTTTGACAGGAATAAAATAAAGTGTCCTCGCTGTGATTTCCAGATAAATATTGCAGAATTAAAATTTTTGTGCGGATTAAATATAAACGAAAAAGGAGGTGATAAATCATGAGTATTGATGCAAAAGATATTAAAGTCGGTGATAGATATTTGTGTGAGTTTCCAAATAGTAATTTTGTAAGTGATTATCTTGTTGTTGAAATTGTTCTTGCGAATTTACAAGATAAAAAATATGTAAAAATCGTGAATGAATGTGAAATTGGTGGCAAATGGGTGACTTTGGATACATTATCAAGTTCAATAATAGGAAAATTAGAAGATAAAGACGAATACGATTTAGGCGAAGTGTATGACGGAATATCTGTGGATGATGAAGAACAGTTGCAATTAGAACATGAAAAAAATAAAGAAAAAATGGATTATTTGCAAGAGTTTGTGGAGGTACAAACCGAATATTTAAAGATGTTAATAGGAGAGAAAAAAAATACTGATAATTGGAAAGGATAGAATATGAGCATAATATCAAGTATCTGTGCAGACAATGCAAACGAAGTAAAAGCTGAATGGGCATTAAGATTGGAAGTTGCCATAAAGCATAAGAGTTGGAAAGAAGTAGAAAAAATAAAATCAGACATGGAAGAATATTTGTTTTCGGAGTAATATTGTGAGCGAAACAGTTGATAATCAAATTAAAGGCGAGGTTGGGTTAGAAGATGTTCTCAGTTCTAAGCCGCCAGGCTCGGTCGTTAAAGTTAATACGGATGGTACGGTTGAAATTACATCCAAAGAGGGCAAGAAGAAAAAAAGAGAAGTAGAGGCCGAACAAGAATTTGATAATATATTAAAAGCATGGTCAAAAAATGTTGAACAAGTTGCAGAAATTTGGTTCTATCAGTGTTTGCGCAGTTCTTCCTTTGGTGTTCCTCAAACATTTGTGGGGACAGAACCGTTAGAAACTTTTTTTGATGAAGATGGTGAAGAAGTTGAAAATATGGAGCGGTGGTTGGGGCAGAGAGCAGAGGGTGGATTTGCATATACGTGTCAATTACGAATAAATGGAAAGCCTGTACCGAAGCAACCAGAACGAAAATATTATTATAAAGAGGATGGTGAAATATTTCGAGAGTTGGGTGGTTTTTGGGGAAATAACGAAATGGATGTGAGAGATAAGAAGGGCAAAAATAATGATACAGAAGCGATACTTAGTCATGTTGATAAAACGAATCGAATAATAATGGACATGGCAGAGAACAAGAAAGAGTCGGTTGATCCGAATGTTATTCAAAGCTTAGTTAGTGCTGTTATAGCAAAGGATACGAAAAAAGATAATAATGATGGAATAGTTCCGGCTTTAATGTCGGGATTTACCGCAATTATTCAAGCCGTTGCGGCCAAACCAACCGAACAAAAAAATGATAATGGCCTTTTTCTCGAAATGTTTCGTTCCGTATCGGAAGGAATGAAAGAGATGGGGCGGGGTACAAATGAATCTATTAACAAAATATCCCAGATGATGCTTGATATGAATCGCATGATGTTAGAGATGCAGACGAAAAGCATGGAGATGAGAAATAACGATAAGATCGAAACGATGAAGACGATGAATGAAATGCAGGAGAAAATGTTATTATTAGTTAGGGAGATAAAAGAAAAAGGTAGCGATAATTCTGCTATTGGTGGATTAGATCATGTGAATAAATTTCTCGATCAAGCGTTGAAAACCCAAAGCTTAATGTCTGGATTTAACGCTCAGTTAATGGGTGGCATGATGAATAGTTTTAAGGATAGTGTCTCCGTAATGAAAGATTTGAAAGATTTGAGGGGCGATGGAGAATCTGAAGAAAAGGAGTCTGAAACCGTACTTGATAAAATAATCAATAAAGCTCCTGAGTATATGGAGGCTGGCGCAAAATTTATCGGTTCGATGCGTGGTAGTAATCAATTTCCTATAAATAATAATATTCCTGATAATGATATAAGTGAAAAGGAGAACAGTGTGGTAAACGAAAATATTCAAGACGTACCAAGAAATGATGAAATGACTGAGAAAGAATTATTAAATGATATTATAGAAGATATTATGGGTTATCTCGAAGATAAAAAGTCACACGAAGAAATAGCGGGTGAGGTCGTTGGTTTATACAGTGGTTATAAAGATAAATTAATAAGCATATTGAATAAGAATAAAGATGAATTGATGGCAATATTGAATAAAGAAAATCTTAACAGTATTGTTAGTAATTTCGGAGTAATGAAAAGTATATTGGGGTTAATTAAGAAGAAATTAATATAAGGAGTGTTTTGTGAGCGACGAATTGAAACCAGTAATAGCAGTAGAGGTTGTTGGTAGTGTAGGTTTTGAAGAAATGTGTAAAGAGTATTTCGATTCTGGTTATATTATGTCTTCTTCCAATTGTTTCATTTTGCCAGAAATGATGCATTTCCAAACAAAATATGTTGCTGTTTTTGTATTGCCTGAAGTTTTGGGAGTTGATATGGATGATTGTTTTGAATGTGATAAAGAGGATGAAGGCGATGAGTGGAAAAAAGGTAAAAAAGAAGAAAATTAATACGAAAAAATATAGTCACGAATATGATGATGATTGTATTTGTTCAAAGTGCAGAAACAGATTCAATAAAGTTTTGTTTGGTCTATTAAAATAACTAAGGTGTGGGATTTTATATATTTTAAAATTCTTATTGACAAATGACAACGAATATGATAGAGAATAGCACAGATAATTTCTTATTTGATGACGAATATAAAAAATTCGAGAAAACCTTAAAGATTTGGTATTTAAGATTTGTAAAAAACACAACAAATGTTTGCGATCCAAATACTAAAGTTTCAATAACATTAACGGCAAATCCGGCAGGTAAATACGTAGGAAAAGAAGTTAAGCTGAATGATAATAATTAAAAATAAATAATAGTTACCAGTTGTTCCGTTAACAGGGTACTCGCACGAACGAACCCCTGAAAGTTTGATAACTTTCAGGGGTTTTTTTATTGTCAAAAATTGGTCAAAAATTAATATTAAAATCTGATTTATTCAAATTTATATGAAAAGGAGAGGTAAGGAATGAAGATAGGTAAAAAAGCGAAAGAAATGTTTAAAATTTTGGGGATTATTGGACTGTCTGCTTGTTTATTCGTTGGTAATCCATGTAAGGCTGCCGATATTACCCGTGCTACAATTAATATGCAAGACCCTAACGATCCGATGCGAATTGCCGACACGGATGCTTTTTACGTAGTTGATGTGTCTACGACAGGAACGAATACTACAAATAGTCATGTCGTCAAATTAAACAACATTGATGCGGTATTGCTACAACTTTCTGTAGCAGATATAACGGTTGGTTCGGTTAGTTTTAGTCTTGAACAATCACTCGATGGTGTTACGTATGGTTCGGTAACTGCTTCTCAGATGATAAAACTAACAGACACTCTCACGACTAGCACTGAATTTGGTTCTGATACTGTGGTATATTTTGCTGGTGATTATTTCGGTACTCATACAGTAACTTTTGGTACTACCACTGTTTACGGTTCTACAAGCGCAACAAATATTCATAGTTTTTACGCTGTCAGAACTATGGGTGATCGTTTAAGAATTGGTTGTAACCATGTATTGACCGGTACTGATACTGGTACTTACAAAGTTGTAATTAAGAAAAGTACAAAAGGTAAACTCTAATTAATATACTTACATACATTCCTTGATTAATTTTTGGAGATAAAACAAAATGTTAAAAATCATTAGAAACAAAAATGTAAAATATATCCATACCGAAAATATTAAATATGTCATAGAAAATGCTGAGGGATATTTGGTTTGTATCTCTACGGGCAAAGAGCAGGTAAAAAAGGATGAATTTGATCTTGAAAAATCAAAATTGAAAAAGTGCGGAGATACTCATTACAACACTGATTATGTTTGCGATGTAGAAGTAGTAAAGGATCGTACCGCATTTGTCGTTTCGACCAATAATGAAACTGGCAAAAGATTTATCGCTACGGGCGATTTGAAAAATTTGATCGATGGTTTCTACGAAGTAAATCGTAACGATGGTACTTCCGTATACATAAATCCTGACAATGTTCATGTTGTGGAGAAGCCATACATTACAGTAACGGCAAAGATAATGAATAATGGCGTTATTACAGAAGTTCCAATCGAAGCCGGTGATCAAGTTACGAGTTGTACCGTAACGGCTGTTGGTGGCAAGAAGTTTAAATTCGATGCGCAAGAAGCGGTACAACTATTATCTTACTATAAAGAAGAAGCAGTTCCGGCTAAAAAGAAAACACCGCCTCCTGCATAATGAATAATAAGCAACTGGTCGCCAAATTATTAGAGGAGCAAAGTTCAGGAAGCGACAGAGACAATGATGTTGTGATTGGAAAGATGAGGGCTGTGACTGGTAATTTATTCAAGCGATATAATGTACCTGAATTTGATTATCAGTCTGAACTTGAAACTTTGAGCCATGCGCTTTCAGATGAAGATAATTACATAAAGGCTAGAAATCTTGTCGGTAAGTCGGTTGATTTTACAGATGATGATAGGGTTGACAGACCAGTAATTATCGGTGCTTTTGCTCTTGCGCTTGGAAATAATATTCGGATCGGTGGTAATATTGATAATCCTTTTATTGTTCAATATATAGAAAAGGATTTCGCCGCTAAAAGCGGTATATCAAATTTTGAAATGGTTGATGGCTTGGGGTCTTGGGTAGTTGTTGGAAAATCAAGTAGTTATTGGGATGGATATGGTGGGATAGACGTAGAAAAACAGATTAATCTTAATCGTACTTCTAACGCTAATCGAGAAGAAATACATAGCGGGTCAAAAGGCATAGAAACAACTGCTAAAAAAATGAAAAGTATTACTCAGCAGTATTTGAGTGATGATTATTTTGCAAATGATAGAAAATTGTTACACGGTTGGGCAAGAAATGTATTAAGAGAAAAGGGTGTATCGAATCGGGGAAATTACATGAAAGTGTTTGCAGACAAATTAACTGATAAAAATGTTGTACGATACATGAAAGACCCTCTTTATCTAAAACATGAAAGGATTGATAGTCGTGAATGGTTGCAAGTTCCTGGAAGAATTCTCGATTATGGCATAGGAGATTGTGACGATCTCTCATTGTGTATTGGGCTATTGGCTGGACTGTCTGGATTGGGATTAACGTATAGAGTTGCGGGGTGTGCGCCGAAAAAACCAAAGGCGTATTCACACGTTTATGATATTATACATTACGGAAATAGTGGCGGCGTTGATGGGTTTACAGGCTCAAAAGACGTAGTGATTGATATAGTTTATCAAAAAAGAGGTGGGACTTTTGGAAAAGAACCTAAAAAGTTTAAGTTTTTCGATACAAGAGTGTTATAAATAAAAAACTAGCAAATGAAAACAAGAAAAAATTATTATCCAGACGAGTACAGGGAGGAATATGAAACAGGAAGCAATGTCGGTCATGATGTTTATTACTCTTCTTTAATGTCTTATGATAATACACTGAAGTATTTGGATGGTTTTATTGCTGGATATAAGAACATTTTAAAGAAAAATAAACATCGGTGGGGTGTGTAAGCAATAAGCAAAACGGTTGCGGGTAGCTCCCCTAACTGTCCAACAAGTAAATAAAAGCCAGAATTATCTCTAACTGTCTGGCGGTTAGAGGTTTTCTGGCTTTTTTGTTGGCTTAAGAATTAAATTAAACGAATCAGAATCAGGAGAATAAATAATGATTGGACAATTACTATCACTTGGCGCATTGGCGATTGGATTATCAGCACTTGGCAAAAAAGGAGGTGGAGGGGGTGGAGGTAGGGGTGGTAGTAGACCGTCAAGGCCTGCATCGAGACCTGCATCGAGACCATCAAGACCTGCAAGACCATCAAAATCATCCAGCAGTTCTGCTAAAAAATCTGCGGCAAGACAGGCAAAGTCATCGGCTAAAACTGTAAAAGCTGCTAAAACAAGGGCTGTTAAGGCTGTTAAAGCTATCAAGGCTGCACAAAAGAAACAGGCAAAGAGTACGAAGAAACAATTAAAAACTACTCTGAAACAAAGAGGTAAATTACTTAAATCAACAGTAAGACAAAGGAAAAAATTAACTACTTCATTAGATAAGGAACAAAAGAAAAGAATTAAACAGGGGTTGGTCGTTGCTAAGAAAAAGAAAAGGATTGATACTCTGAAAGAAAAGATCAAAAAGGAGAAGCCTGAGAAAGTAAAAGATACGGCGGTAGACGAGAAGAAAGAAACGAAGGAAAAGGAAACGGAAGAAACGAAAGAATTGGAATCTGGAACGGACACAGATACGAGTACTGATACGGATAGCGGGCAAGAAACGAGTTATGACGAAGGAACAGACTCCGGTAGCGAAGAAGAGACAAGTTATGACGAAAGGACTGATTCTGGTTCTGAATCGGAAGATAGTGGATATGAAGAGGAAGAATCGGAAGAGACAGAAGAAGAATATGAAGATGAAAGCGAAGATGAAGACATAGACGAAGAAGAAGAGGAGGAGGAGGAGGAGGAGGAAGAAAATGAAACGGAAGAAGAGGACAATTATAACTATACGGAAGAAGGCGAAGAAGACGAAACTGTTTAAGGAGTAGAAAATGTTTGATTCGATTCTCGGAAGTCTTTTCGGTAATAAAAAAACAGAAACGAAAAAAGCTGTATCGAGCAATGTTTTGAATCGAATCAAAAGAAGAAAATTAATCATTCAAAAATTTAAAAATATTAATCCGAATGATAATTCAAAAAGAGCAAAAACGGCAAAGGAATTATTAAGTGTTTCGAAAACAGAGGGAGAACGAAAAGCTGCCCGCAAGTTTTATAAGGATGAAACAACACTTAGTAATCTAAAGAACAAGATTAAAAGTTCTGATTCTATAAACGAGAAATTAAGTCTGGCCAGGCAAGGAAAAAGATTAGCGACCAAACAACAAAAGGAATTTTGGGAAAATCTTATAAACAAGTTGCAGAAACGAAAACAAGCCAGAACTAGCGCAATAGAAAGTAGAAAAGAAGCATTGGTTATTACTGATACGAGTAAAGAACAAGACAAAGAAGAAGATAAAGATATGGAAATCGAAGAAAAACAGGAACAAAGCATTGAAGAAAACGAATCAGGAGAAGATACAGACAATGATTCTGATAATGATATAGAAGAGACGGAAGAAGAAGAGGAAGAGGAAGAAGAAGAGGAAGAAATAGAAGAACAAGAAGAAGATGATAACGAAGATATGGATGGAAAAGAAGAGGAAGAACGAGACGATACTTTAGGAAATGATATAAACGATAAAGATGAAAACTAAAATTCAACATAAGGAATAATCAATGGCAAGTATTGAAGCTGGCAGTAAACAAATAAGTGAAGGGTTGAAAAAAGGTACAGATATTTTAACGAATCTTTTCGATTCAGTAAAAAAAATAGTTCCTGACAGTGGCTATTCCGCTTCTAAACCTATAAAGAGTGGTGAGACGGTCGAGATACGAGCTGGCGAGAAAAGCACAAAAAGCTCTGGTGGTTTTTTGGAAAAAATTATGAATAAAAAAGTTCTCGTTCCGATATTGGTGATTGCTGGAATTTATTTTGGTCTTAAAAAATTAACAAGATAAAAAAGAAAAAAATATGAAATGGTATGTTGGAGTGCAAAAACCTTACAGTAGTCCCCGTGTTGGTATTGTATTTCCATATAGTGGAAAAGTAACCGAAAAGAAATTTGGAGAATTAATAGGATATGTTTTTGGTGGATACGGTTCTAAAAAAGAAGCATGGAATGTTGCAATGTATCAAGGATTTATTCCAGTTTCAAAAACGTATAGACAGGTGAAAAGTGCAATTACAAATAAACAATATTTTTTAGCGTAATTATTTTTTAAGGAGATTTATTATGCCTCAGTTAACGGTATTGAGCGGTGTTGGCTGCCCTCCGAGAAGAGGAACGATACGATTGAGAGAAAGATTGAGATCGAGATCGAAACTAAGGACAAGATCAAAAAGATTATTATTAAGATCAAAAAGAAAAAAAAGAAGAAACAGTAGACTGGGTCTTGGTTTTTTCAAGTGTGCTACAAAAAGTAGAAATGTCGATCCTTCTTCTCATCGTCATTTAAGTAAGTCTATGATTAGTCGTCATCACAGAATCAATAGCATAATGAAACGGTTCAAGGTAAAGAAACTGAAATTTAAAGCTACTACGAAAAGAAAAAAAAGAGCAAAGAAGAGGAAAATTATTAGTCACGTAAGTTCTATTGGAAATCTTTATGGGGGTGTAATGAGTATGCGGAAACGAAGGAAGACTAAAAGGTCGAAGGGGAGAACGTTGGCACGAAGGGCTGGTGTTCGCAGAGGGAAATGTAAAAAGGTTGGAAAAAGGAGAGTTTGTAGGACTCGAAGGGGGAAAGGACATATTCGTAAAGATACGAAAGGACGTAAACATAACTCAACTGGTAAATTTTCAATGAGAGGTATCGGGGGTGTCGGCGGGTTCGGATTAGCTAATGTTGGTGCGTTCAGGGCTGATTCTTGCGCTCACAGAGTTTCTAGGGCTGGTTACGGTGGTTGGAGAAAGAAAAGGAGACATAGTAAAAGAAGGTCGAGAGGTCTTTTCGGATTAGGAAATATTGGAATATCAATGCCGAAGGTAAGCTCAATCACATCCATGCTACCATCGTTAAACATTAACAGTTTGAAGAAATACGGTGCGGTTGTTTCCGGTATGACCACACCTTTGTTATTGCAACGCTTCCTGCCTAAGAATTTGACATTTGGCTGGAAAGGGCTTTTAACATATTTGGGTCTTGGCGGTGTAACGATAATGGTTAGCAAGAAAGTACCGTTTATGAAATCTAATTCTGACGAAATAGCGGTCGGTGTTGGTGCTGGATTTATCTTTAAGATTTTCCAAGACGTTATATTCAAGAGGTCGTTATTTCCGGCACAGAGTATCAAGGGTATAGCATATTTGGACGGTGTTGATGCTTGTACAAACTGTTCAAACGTTGGTGATTGCAGCGATGTTGGCAGGTGTTTGGGTTATTCCGATGATGAAATTGGTGAGATAGGCGATTATGACGATGTTGATGGCTTGGAAGATTATGATGACGTTGACGGAATAGGTGACGATGATAATGATGAGGTTGGTGCTTACGCTTCATATGATTATGACAGTCGTGGCGAAGAAGAAGGAGATGATGATTAAGTAAAAATTGTAAAAAAATAATTCGTCTCCGATCTGATCAATCGGAGATTCGGTATGTCAGATGTCCGATGCGCACAAACTCTGATATTGGTTTTCGGTAATCCAATTGTAATAAACCGATGGTTGTCCAGAGCCGATACGATCTGGTTGGTTACGAAAGTTATCCATTAAAACTTTTTACAGAATAGGAGAAAATTGAATGTTAGATGATTATGAAGAAATCAGTGATGATATGGAAGATTATGATGATTTGCTCGGTGATTTGAGCGATGATGAAGCAGAAGATGTCGGGGCGTTTATGGTGATGGACGGGTACGAACTTGATGGAATTATTGGCGATATTGGAGCTTCCCCTCGTAAGAAGAAGCTTGCCAGAGCAGCTAAGAGAATCAAGGTCAAGGCGAAGAGAAGGGGTGTACCTTCCAAAAAATTGTATCGAAAAGCGAAGCAAAGGAAAAGGGCTAAAAAGGCTGGGAAAAAGATGAAGTCGTTTGGTGGAAAGAGTATGGTTTGTGGTGTTCAAGCTCCTTGCGCCGGACTGTTGCCGAAGAACGAGCCTGTCTATGATACGGAAAGACTGAGTGCGACACAGGCCGCTGGCGACGTAACGTTCTTTGCAATACCGGAAGGACAGAGTTCGAGCGTATCCGGTTCAGCCATAACCAAATCGAAATATCATACCAACATGACTGCGGTCAAGATGTTGCCTGTGCCGCAAAGATTCGATGTGTTTGGTCTTTCTTGGTGTATGGATAGCGCTACCGTTGCAGCCGTAAATGACATAAGAAATAAGTGTGCTGTTCAATTTTATATCGGCAATACTCCTTATGCAACATTAAGACTTTCGTTGATACCGTTTTATAGTTCTGTTAATGCCGCTTTTGACGGTACTAATGGTGCAGTTCCTAACGTTGCTTGGTGTACAGGCCCCAAAGAGATGTATGATCTGAGGACTTTCGATCTTGACAGTGGTGTTTTGATTCCGCAAAGAATTGCATTGCAGGAAAATTTCAGCGTTATTCTGAAGATTGACTCTGCGCTTAATATGAGTGCGGCTAAAGATGTTTGTTTCACGTTGCATGGTATTAAGTGGACAGAGATTCGTCAGGGTTAATCGTTGTAATTGTTGAGTTGTATCGTTCTTTTTATGTTTATTGTTATTAATAGGTGTGGGGTTAAGCAAAAAATCTCACACCTATTTTTTTAGAAATTTTCTCAAAAAGGTGGATAAAACCTATGATGACAAGAGATAAAGTAAAGGAATATTTGTACAAAATCGGTGCAAATAGAAGCTGGAGCGTACTTCCGCATTCATCTATTTCGACCGTTGCCAACGGTGCTGGTTCAGTCGTTATTGTTACTCCGTCACGTTATGATTTTCTAGTAAAAGCCATATCGGGCAGAAGTACAGGATCATACCTGTTAAACTTTCTGGGCAGTGGGAAATCTGAACTACTCAGTAATAAACCACTTCACAATTCTACCGTTATCGGCACTGGCAATCTTCCCTATCCGTTACCTTTTCCTATTATACTAAGAAGGAGCGGTAGCTTTGTAGTAGACGTTTCCGATCTTTCCGGTGCTGCTAATACTATTGAGATTCAGCTTCACGGAATAGCTCTTTATCAAGAAAAAGATACGGAATCGCTCATACAAAAATATTTAGGAATGATTCCTTATTTTTATACTACGGATTCTACCTTTGCGCTTACCACTGCCGATGCTACTAAAAATATTTCGCTTGTTAATAGTCATGATTTTTTATGGACTCAGTGGACATATACAGATACAAACGCAACCACAACTATTGATATTAAATTACAAGCTACGGACGGAAGGACGTTGCATCCACCAGACTTGTATATAGATTTACAAGCAGTTACAGGTGGCGCACAATATCCGAAGAAGTTGGAGCATCCAACACCACTATACGGAGGTAATACCTTTAGCGTTACGGCGAGAGATACGGCTGGTGCAAATACGCTATATCTTACTTTTGGTGGAATAGCATTGTATAAATAGTATGGATAAAAATCTTCTTAAAAAATCAGGCACAGTAGCGGTAATAATTATTTTCTGTCTAGTCGTTGGATGGTTCGGTATCGAACTTTCAGAAATATTGTATTGGAGGGTAGATTGATCATGAATAAATGTTTAAAACTTAAAAGCACACGGCATGATTTTTTTAATTTACCGGAAAACAAAATTCCGATAAATGAGTATGAAAAAGAAGTAGCTCTATCTAAAACTGAATTGTATAAAGTTTTCGACATGGTGTTGAGAAAGAATGCGAAAACATTCACATCAAGAGAAAGCATATTTCTGGCGAATCAGCGTACATTTATTCAAACATCTGGCAAAATAACCGTTCCTATAGCTGTTGGCAGTGTTTATGGAACAGCAACAGTAATAGATTATACTTTGCCATTGAGGAGTGAAGGGTTTGTACATGAGTTCGGTATTGGATATGTGACTCCGAACGGACAAGAAAAAATATTACTAAATTTCCTAGTCAATGATAAGATTGAACCAGGACTGTCCCAGCAAAGGTTTACTGAGTCTTTTGATACGCCACGACCTATAAAAATTCCACTGCCATCGAATAGTACCAATCTTAAAGTTATTGCATATAATATTGATGATGTAGCGCCATACGAAATCAAGGTTACAATGGTTGGATACTGGCAATATTTAGAATCTGATAAAGACCAACTAATCAAATAACATGAAAAAATATAAATTCTTATCATATTTTTTTTTGTTTGTATCGTTCTTTGGGTTAATTCATGGTGTAAATGCTGAAATTGCTAAAACATTACTAGGCACAACCACGACCAATCCGACCGGAACATATACGTCCGCGCCAAAACCAACGACCGGTTATACCTGGTTTCGCGGACATATCATAACGGATGGTAGTAATGGGGCAGAAAATCAACCTACTGGATATATTGAACAATCGCTCAATCCATCAGCGCCATTGAGTTATCACGGTACGAACACGATTACTTTTTCGAGGTCGGGACAGCTTTGGACAGGTTCGATAAATTCTGCAATTATTGGACAATATGCAAGGCTGGTAATTGGTAATTTTGGCGATGCCTCGTTATTGGCTATTAACTGGTTCGTAACACCAGAAACGTCTGTCAGCACTACGTTAAATCTTACTACGACCCCAATTGCTTCGGGTACAGTGAAAACGGTAGGAATGTCAAGCATAACATTGATAGAAGCTAATACGAGTCGAAAGTATATACTAATAATTAATACGGGTAATCAAGATTTGTACGTAGACCCTGATAGTCCTGCTGATTCTAATACTGCACGCATATTCATTTCTGGTGGTAATGGTTCGTATGAAAAAGAAAGCATGGCATCTATTTATACCGGTGCATTTTATTGCATAACGGCTACGGGAACAACAGAAGTGAGGGTATTTGAAAATAATTAAAAAAATAATAAAAAAAGAAAACAAATTATTGATTCTTCTGGTTTGTCTTTTCTTGTTTTTGATAAGTAATCAAAATTTTGCCGGATATAACGTACCAAACAAACACGGAAGTCAATTATTTACTGAAACCGGCACTTTTATTGTACCTAGTG